GTGCTGGCACCACCAGAGGTGAACGCGCCAGTCAAACCCAGTCGCACATAGTCGACCGTGCTGCCTCCAATCGCATGTGGTCCGGTCACGGCGTTCACATACGCGCCGGTCGTGCCCTCGATGACCGCGTCGAGATTGTCCCGTAGCTGGGCGTTCATCAAGGACGCTGTTACCAATTCGCCTGTCACCCAAGTCCGAGGATCTGAATAGGCCATGATCGACTCCTAGATATCCCACGCGAGAACCGTTGTCTCGCCTAATTCTGATGCACCAACAACGCCAAGAATCCACGCACCGCTTTGGTCGGCTGGCTTGAGATTCCACTTCACTCGCAGAATGTTTCCACGCGACAGCGAGAAGCTGACACCTTGGATAAAGAAGTCGCCAGCGCTTGGATCAAAGTCCAAATATGTGGTCTCGCCGAGTTCGCTTTCACCGACGGTGCCGACATGCCATGCGGCGTCGTTGTCCAGACCGGTCATGGTTTCATCGATACCAATCTTGTCGCCCGGTTCTCTGAGCAACGCCTGCTCCATCAGCGTGGCATTGGAGTTCGCGGCAATCTCCATCGAGCGCACGACAAACCGTGCGCTGTTCGTCGCTTCGTTCTGCCACTTGGCAATTTCCAATGCGAGTTCAGGGTCGGACTCATACGGCATGTTGATGCGGATGTCCTGTTCGCCGTACTTGGTGATAGACGTTGCGTCTGCATCGTCGACCGTTGTCGGTGTTTGATCCTTCAGCGTGATGCCTCGTACCTGTAACGTCGTCAGGTATGCCTTCGTTGCGCCACTGTTGACGAGTTGCAGTGTTGCAGTGTTCGCCGCTGTCGTGGAAACCGTGACGGCAATGTCAGACGTAAGATTGCTTCCGCTACCATCGGCGGCGCTGTTCGCAATCCAGTCCGTTCCGCTCGCTGGAGAGGTGAGATTGGTCGTGGCGACCTGTGCGCCTCGTGCGGTCGTTGATGTGGACGCGCCGAAGTCCACACCCGTGATGATCTTGTCGGTGAACTCCGCGATGATCGTGGTCGTCTCTCCCGATTCAACACTTGGCACGACTTCGGTAGTGGTCAGTTCCCACAACACGGTCGCCACGGTGTCGAGCGTTCGCGGATGTACGACGACGTAGGTGTGGTTGATGATGTCCTTGCGCGACTGTCGCGCATCTAACTCGACCATGTTGTTGGCGAACGTATGACTTGATACGCCATACGCCAGTCGAGCGGTGCGGTTCTCGAACCGGAGTTCTCCACCCTTCGCACCAGCGGCATCGGTCGTGCCACGAATGTAGAGATGTCCCATCTCGGACATCACCACATCAGACAGTGCTTTTAGGACCGTGGTCTTGTTGTCCTTGAGGTTGTCGAGTGCATACGCAAAGGTCGACCGTCCGGTGTCGTAGTCCGTCGCGATTGGCTGACGACCTACCGAGTTCGTCACCAACGTCGTGACCAACTGGTCGGAGCGTTGACCGGTTTGCACTGCAAGCGCCTTGAGCTTGGACCGTGCCGCCTCGTCCATCCAGTCCAGTACCGTGCACCGCACGGCTTGGCGTTGATACGCGCCAGCGTCAGGCTTCACGTCCGTTAGCGTCCCAATGAACTTGATGTAGTTGGTCCCGCCGTAGGACAGCGTGACTGACAGAATCAGGCCAAGATTCCACCCGACGGTGCCAGTCGTTCTCGCGTTGGTATGACCGGGACTGTAATAGCCTTGTTTGCCTCCAGAGTTCGACGTGCTGTTGTTCATCGCAAAGGTCAGCGTCCCAGTGCGACCGACTCGTGCCGTTGGACCGGTGCCTGAGATGCCGTACTTACCACGCAACGGCTGCACACCTAACAGCACATCAGCCGTGATGTCGGTGGACGCTGACCCAGTACCAGAAAAGTAGGCATTGAGTGTCACGGTCGGTGTCACGGTCGGCATCGTTATTGACTCGTGATCAGTGCGTCTCGCAGATGCACCGGCAACAATTCCATCTCTTCTCGGAGTGCCTTCAACTCAGCCAGCATCGCGGCATCATCACCGTCACCACTGATCTCGACCGGCACCGCACCGCCTTCTAGCGGGATGATCGCTTCGCGTCCATGCAGCATCGCCAGCGTGCCGCTGCCGAAGCTACCTACGCCGCCGTGTGCGAAATCGCCGTATCCCTGATCGCCACCACCGTGCGGCGGTTCATAACCGCTGCGCTCGCCTCTGTACTCCACTTCAACTCGGACGCGGTGTGGAATGTTCGGCGAGTGGCCCGGGTCGTCGTACTCCACATCAACCTCGGCATTCGGCACGCCAGCAATCTTCAAGATTAGAGCTTCAAGCGTCGAGCCGAGTGCGACGATTGCATCAGTGACCAGTTGCCACCCGTCGACCTGATCCTCTGGCCTGACTGCGCCGTTCGCGAGAGCCATGTCGAGGAGTCGCTGCGTGTCCTCGTCAATCGGGATGCCTAACGCTTCGTAGGCGTCAACCAGCGCAAAGATGTTCGGTGCCATCATGAGCAGCGCTTCGTTCTGCGTGAAGCCAGCCGCAATCAAGCGGTCGAACTGATCATTAGCTAGCAACCCCATCGCCTCCAGCGCCTCTCCGGTCAGACCGCCAGTGAGTGACAACCCAACCAGCACGTCGTCGAACGCATCGACCGAATTGACCAAGCCTTCGTTTTGCAAGATCAACTCGTTCCATCTGGTAAGGTGCCGGAACGCGACGTTGTCGCTGGTCAGACCAAGTGCTTCAAACGCTGTGCTGATAGCGCTAATGGCTGGTTCGGATAACCTCGCTGCCTCGACAAATCCAAGACCCGCTTCGACCGCAGCACCAAACGCACCGACCGCAACCAATCCGAACGCTTCCAACGCCGCCTTGTTCTCGCCAGCGGCAGCGGTTTGATCGTCCGTGATTCCAATTAACTCCAGAGCGAGTCTGGTCTGCTCTGTGAGAGCCGCGTTCAGTGCTTCATCGGCCTCCTTCCACTCGTCAGTCTCCTGCTCCAGTTCGTCTCTGGCCGTCGTGAGCTTGGTGACTTCTTCCTCGTTCGCTTTGATGGCGTCAGCATTGGCGGTGAACCGTGCAGTCAGTGCGTCCGTCTCACCTTGCAGTGGCACGATCATCGCCGCGAGACCGGTGAACACACGCTCACTCTGCTGGCTGATAAACTCCAGCACCTCCACAGACTCAAAACCGAACTGTCGCTGCAACTCCAGAAGTTCAAGGAACTGCTGATTCGCTACCTCACCGCTCGCCACTACTTCATCGGCAATCGCCCTGAACGCAGACCCGAAAGATACTTGCGCCTGCTCGACGGTCAGAGTGCCCATCTCCACAGCACTGAAGAGATCTCTGGTCTTGGAAATCGCATCTTCCAAGCCAAACGCCATGACTCCGCCAGCCTCCTTGAAGATTTCCGCGAGGTGCATCATCATGCCGCCCCAGTCCGATCCAATCTCGTCTGCTGTTTCGGCAATCGTTTCTGTAAGTCCATCGCTGATGGCGTGACCCCACGTTTCACCGACAGCTTCAGCGATGCGTTCCTGCGTGGTCTGGCCTTTGAACATCTTCACAATGGCACCGATGAGCGGACCAGCCAGTGCACCCACCGCGCCCAGCAATGGTCCCAACATCTGGCCGAATGCCTTGCCCATCTTGGTGCCGCTCTTTGCAATGTTCTTCCCCAGTTCGCTGCCGATGTTGCTGCCAATCATTGACCCGAACATGCTGCCGATACCCTTCAGCGCACCACTGATGCCACCACCGCCGGTGAACGCATCCAGCACGGTCTGCGGGATAGCCGAGATCACATCGACAAACCCTGTCTTGAGACTGGATGCGATACGCTTTCCGGTCGTGTACATCTGCTCTGGGAACGCTGCCGGTGGCGCGAGTGCCGCGTCGAGAAGACTGACCGTGCCTATCTGATCCTTGAACCCGTTCTCGAAGTCTGCATAGACCTGACCGCCGACTTCAAACCAGCCCTTCATGTCTGATAGCTTTGGCGGCTGTATAAGGTCGCCATAGATCTTGATCGGACCTCCGACGTCTGGCGTCTGCAAGGTCGCCAGCCATGTGTCCATGATGTCCTGCGGCACCGCTTCGCCGAGTGCATCGTACTTCTGCATCGCAGTGTGCAGTGTGTCGTTCAGCGCGTCTTGTTCGGCCTCGGTCAACTTGGTGATGTCACCAAGCGACTGCAACGCCGTCATCATGTCGAGCGCTTGCGGAATGGTGCCTTCGCGCCATGTCGTCGCAATCTTGCGCCAGTTCTCGTCGCTCTCTACGACTGCTGGGTTCAGATCGTTGGTCAACACATCAGACGTCACACCAAGCCGATCTATTAAGTCGGCCAGACCATCTGGCACATCTTCGCCGGTGATAGCGGCAAGGTCGACCGCCGACTGAGCTAGCTCTCTGAATAACTCATCAGTGCCTGCTCCCGTCTTCGTCAGTTGCCACCACATGTTCCGCAAGTTCGCCATCGACGCATCGCCAGTGAGGAGCTTTTTGACTGCGCCTCGTAACTCCTCGGCCCTGTCGGCCATATCGTCTGTCTTCTTGCCAAGGTTCATCATGGCATCACCTGCCATGTCGAGTCCCTTGGTCAGCAGATCAAGCGCCTTGCCAGCGTATCCAAAGCTGATTGCATCGATGAATAAGCCAATGGTATCCATCGCCTCTTCGATCATTGTGACCAGCGTGTTGAACGCAGCCACAACAGTGATCCCAACAATTCTACCTAGACCGATCAAGACCTTCCCGACAGCCAGTACTAACTTCCGTACGCGCTCCTGCTTGGCGAACCACACGACCAAGACGGCAACAAGTGCGCCGATGGCAATCGCCGGAAGACTGATCGCACCAGCGACAGCACCGAACGCCGCAACAATCGCCGGAAGAGACGGTGCGAGCATACCGAAGGCCAGAATCAATGGACCGGCAGCAGCAACAGCCGCCACCAATGCCAGCGCCACGAGTTTCAGCGTCGGGTTAAGTTTGGCTAAACCGGGAATCAATGAGCCTGAGACGAAGTGCATCACCTGAGTGAATACATCCATCAGAACACGCAACACTGGTTCCAGTTGTTTGCCGATAGCCAGCCACACGCCTTCAACTGCGCTCTTGAGGAGCGTGAACGCGCCAGCAAGATTGTCGACCATCGTGTCAGCGATACGCTTACCGGTGCCGTCTGAGTCTTCCAGCGCGGCGGTCATCTTTCGCAGTTCGCCGGTGCCCTTCTCCAGAACGGCGATCATGCCCGGCATCGCCACCGTGCCGAAGATCTCGGCCATCGCTGCCGTATTCTGCAGATGCGGTTCTAGCTCTGACACAATCTCGTCGAACGGTCGCATCCGACCGCTGGCTGTCGACGTCTCAACGCCTAGCTTCGCCAACGCCTTCGCCGCTTCTCCCGGCGGGTTGACCAGACGCAACATCGCTCGACGCAACTGACGACCAGCCATTGTGCCGATGATGCCTGAGTCGGCCATCGTTTGAAGCGCAGCCGTCGTCATCTCAAAGGAAACGCCAGCCGTCTTGGCGACAGGACCGACCATCTTGAATGCGCCAGCAAGTTCGGAGAGGTTGGTGTTCGATGTTGTGAACGCTTTGGTCAAGACGTCCATCGCGTGTGCGGTGCC